GACCAACTGTTTAGCCAACTCTTCATCAAGTGTAGGATTAGCACGAATAAGTAATCCACCCTCTTGATCTTCTGAAAGATAAGGTACATGAGTAAACACATTGAATCTATCTAGGAAAGCAAGTGATTGATGTCTTGCCCCTTGGTATGATCCTGTCTCATCACCTTGACCTCTAGTGTTTGCAGTAGCAAAGATTCTGAATAATGGATTTGGCTCTATGAATCTATCTCCATCTTCAAGCACAGTAAATCCTTTGTTCTCCAATGCTCGTTGCAATACATATGCAACGTCTGGTCTAACAAAATCTATCTCGTCCAGGCACAGCACACATGCTTGTCTTACAGCTTGAGGAATAATACCATCAATGAATTTGGATACTGTGTTACCACCCTCATTGTGTAATACCTCTCTACCAACCAAGTCCAACCTTGTAATCTCACTGTCAAAGTTCACACGTTTGAAAGGATATCCAAGTCTTGCACACACTTGCTCAATAAGTGTTGTCTTACCTGTTCCTGTATGACCAGATAGAAAACCCTTTTGATTATGTAAGATACAATACAATACATCTGCTAGTAGATTGCCACGAAATACATAGTTCGGATCAATCTCAGGTACATCTGTATTAGGTTTCTTCCATTTCAACACAGGTACTTCGTAATCAAATGCCTTTATCTTCTTTCCATCTGGCGACTTGAAGATGTCCATTGCACTCTGTTTTACGATTTCACACTCAATGTCGTCTGGGTTTGTTGTTTCTCCAGCTGGGGTAGCATCTGAAGTTTTAGCTACGATTGCTGTAGGAAATGCAGGCGTTGCTTTCACTTGCTGTGCCTTGCTCAACTTCTTCTTTAGTTCAGCAATCTCCTCGTCTTTTTCCACAACATGTGCCGCTGCTTGTTTAGTTTCAGCAAACATTTCTTCAATGGTTGTGCTTGCTCCAATGGATTGCATGAGTTGGTCAACCATCTGTTGCTGTTGCTTTGATATACCAATGCTTGATGTCGTTGCTTCCTTGACAAGTTGCTTGTCATAAGAATATTCAACACCAAGTGTATGTAGTATAGCTTGCACAAACTCATCAAGTTCTGGCTCACAAGGTATCTCATTTGTATAGTCAGGTATCTTACCTTCTGTAAGTTTTGACTTTACCAATGCTTGTAAACCTATAAGTCTATTCTCTTCCTCATAACATGAGGCAAAGGCTTTCATTACATCTGCAACAAATGATTCTTCACAGATACCTACCTGCTTGGATACACAATGAGACATGACTGTATCAAATACAGCCATCAATTCTTCAAGTGTCAAATCAAGTGTTGAACGTCTACGTTCTTCTTGCATACTTTCTCCTTGTTTAGTCGTTGATTTATCCGATAGAAGTTCCGACTTAAAATCTTCTATCCTTTTGCTTGCAGTGTGTGGCACACCCAAGTCATATCCATGCCTACTCTTTGCGTTCAATCTTGAACGCTTTGGATAAGCAATACAGTTCATTATGTTTTCAAATCTGTCGCTAGCAGATAAGCCACCAGATACTCCTCCACCAAAATCACAAAGAAAAATCAATGCGTCTGTGTGTAGTCTGTCCCTTATCCATGCCCATGTAAACTTTACACCACTGTAATTGTCTACAAGCATAGAAGGATTATCTTGTATCTCCTTCAATGCATCACCATGCGAAGCAAGTGATACGTCTGTCTCAACAACCTCGTTTGCTAACTTTCTCAAGTCATATCGCATATCATCAAACGATTTTGATAATGCTTTGCGAAGTCGTTGATACAACTTATGTGTTTTTTCCATAAGATATACTCCGATTGTTGTCGTTGATTGTCGTTGCCTTTTGCAACATCACAGATATTTTCACTTTTTCTTTTAGAAAAAGTGTAAAATATCTAGTGAGTTTTGAAGTCTTGTGTCTATGTGTGATTTATCTCGTAAGAGATAAGTTCGATTTGTTTCTCAGCCATACGCATGAGGTAGGCGTTCTTTCGAATCCTATCCTTGTGTGCTTGCATAGTGAGTTGTCGTTCCTTACGTGTACCTTCTGGTAGTTCTGGTTTGTTTTTCATACGTGTGAACATAGTATCCATGTTGTACTTCCTTGCAGTACGCATGAGTTTGAGTGAACATTGTAAACAATGCTCTTGTAGTTGGTCGCCTGCCACATCACCCTTGAATCTGTGTGGTGTGTACTGTGTTGAACATTGTTTACATTTCATTGTGATCTCCAAGTATTGTTGTGTATATACCAATCATAGTCATGATTGTCATGCCTATTGCTACGCCTAGTAAATCTCCATGTATCCACCACTCCTTGTACGCAAGAAATGTAGCAAACGCAGATGCCGTTGTCATAAGTATGCATATAAATCTAATCATAAAACCTCGCTTGTTGTTCCTGTGTGAGAGTATCTCAACCGAAAGCGATCGGTATCTAGCCATTGGTTAAGCCAATGACTTCCCAGAACTCTCACACAGTTGAACGCATATAGCCTCCCATGTGAAAGGGTAGTCACAACGACTACCCTATGAGTGAAACTACCCTAGCTTTGCTAGGATAGACACAAGTTGCTCTTTCGTCATAGACGAAAGATCAAGCTGTGGTTGGTCAGCCTCGCTAGACTTTAGTCTAGCAAGGTTGTTCGTAGCAGTAGCGTGTGCCTTCTTGACAGCAGGCGTAGGCTTCGCTTGAAGCTTGGCAGTCAACATGTTGACTGTTGCCTCTTGCTGTGCCACAGTACGAGTAGCCTTTGGCTTACTCGCCTTAACCTCTGACTTGGTCTTTAGACCAAGGTCAGACATCTTTGCGGCACGACACTGGTCGACAGTAAAACTGTCGCCACCAACAACAGCACTACCTTCGTTAGTGCCAGTCGGAAGGAAAGGCAATACCTTGCCTTTACGAACAACTCCGAAGTCCTTGCCATTTGGCAAGACACGAAGTGGTCTTGAAGCAGTAGCAACTGCGTTGCCTGAACTGTTAATAAAATTAACAGTTACGTTTGTAGTTGTGTAAGTCATAAAAACTCCTTGCTGTTTTCCGTCTTGAAACTGTAGTTTCAAGCCACACAAACGGGCTTGGAACAAGTTCCAATTTTCATCACAGCAGTTGGATTAAGGTTTTTTAAACCCTTATTTCATAAGGGTTAAAAACCTATAAAAAATCGGCAAAACCTAGCGTGTCAGCGTGTGAATTGCGTGAAATGACAGCAAAAAATCTCCCACTCCGACAGTTCCTAGCTATTTTGTGATTATACTTCGTATAATCACTAAAATAGCTAAGGGTTTCCAGCCTTTATCGTGTGCCTCTGCGTGTCTGCATGTGTGTAGACAGAACACCACTCCCAACGCTATAAGCGTTGTAATGACAGCGTTTTCATGTGTGAGAGCCGTATTTTTACCTCTTGCAAAGCAAGAGCCGAAACTTTTGCAATGCTTGTATACAACCTTAAAAAGGTTGTATCCATGTACAAAAACCCTAGCATTTACAACAAAAACCTATGGTTTTTGTGTGTAAAGGTCGATGCTGCAAAACATGGGGGGGCGTGGTACCCAACCCGCCTTGTGCAAGTGCCACGTTGCTGTTCGGCACTCACATAAAATTCTGCAAAACTGAGAATGTCTGTATTGGAAAGGAGACACATAATGTCAGTAACTAATGTACAAAATAAATTTAAACCTGCAAAAATAAGCCCAGAAGTTTTTGCAAAAGCTATACAGTCTTTAGATTTATCTGCGATATCTGATCCAGAAAAAAGACAACGTGCAATTATTGAAAGAGTATTTAAAATAATGGCAGAAGAATTGAAAAATCCTAAAGAAAAAAGCAAGTTAAAAGAAGAATTAAAAAAGTTAGAATATTATAAAAAACAATTAGGAATATCGTGATAACGAAACAAGAAGCAGCTAAGAGATTGTTGTCTCTTAGAAATGCAGAAGAAACATTTGCTGGATTTGTAAAGCTACATCATCCAAAATTTAATCTGGCTAGTTTTCAGATTGACTTGATAAACAAACTAGATGCTGTTGAACAAGGCAAAATAAAAAGACTGATGATAAACATGCCACCTCGTCATGGTAAATCATTCTTAGCTTCATGTTTGTTTCCTGTATATTATGTTGGTAGAAATCCTGAACGTGCAGTCATGTGTGTTACTTATAACTCAGAGTTATCTATGACTTTTGGTAGACAAGTAAGACAATATGCAAAAGATCCTAACACATCTCAAGCATTTAGTAATTTAGAATTATCTGCTGATTCTCGTGCAGTTGATCATTGGGGTACAACGCAAGGTGGTGTTTACTATTCTATTGGTTTAGGTGGTACAACTACTGGTAGACGTGCAAACTTACTTATCATTGATGACCCAATCAAATCACGTGAAGATGCAGACTCAGCAATACAAAGAAATAAAGTATGGGATTATTATGTTGCCTCATTGTTGACTCGTTTACAACCATTAGATGATCAGCAGCCAGCTGTTATATGTATAGCTACTAGATGGCATCCTGATGATTTATGTGGAAGAATACAACAACAAGAAGATTGGCATGAATGGGAGCATGTAAACTTTCCTGCTATCATAGAAAAAGAATCTAAAGATGAAGTACGTAATCCAGAGTATGCACACTTACCACTAAGCAAAGTATCTAGATACAAAAGATATATAAAAGTAAAAAAAGAAAAACCATTATGGGAAGAAAGATTTCCTATGGAAGATTTACGTAAAATGGAAAAATTAAATCCACGTGAGTTTGCTGCACTCTATCAACAGTCACCATATATCAAAGGTGGTAACATGATAAAAACAGAATGGTGGAAATATTATAATCCAGAAGACATAGATATAGAAAAGTTTCCAACAATAATTATAGCTTGTGACACAGCATTTAAGAAAACAACAACAGCAGATTTTTCTGTAGCCGTTGTAGCTGGTTTAGATAATCAAGGAGATATTTATATTATAGATATAAAAAGAGGTAGATGGGATTTTCCTGAACTAAAAAGAATACTAATAAATATGAATACTAAATGGCGTGGTAAAGGTTTACGAGGTATACATATAGAAGACAAAGCATCGGGACAATCACTTATACAAGAATTAAAAAATCAATCTGGTTTAGCAGTTATACCGTATAAAGTATCTGTAGATAAAGTATCTCGTGTAGCAGCAATCACAGACTTAATAGAAGGTGGTAGAGTATTTCTAAAGAAGACGGCTAATTGGTTAGATGATTTTTTAGAGGAATCTGTTGGATTTCCTAATGGTTCACATGATGACCAGATAGATGCATTAACAATAGCTTTAGATAAACTATCACGTATGTCATTCAATGCTGGTGAATTAGAGACGTTACCAATCACATCTCATGGATCATTACAATCTGAATTAGGTAAAACTGATTGGCATGGATGGGGAGAATAGGGACGACATACTTATAGATTTTCTTCTATGTGTAACAATACTCTTGGAGTTTTATGGTAGCAAATAATTATATCGGTGGTAATTACCGAGACATCAAAATTGATTCTGAATCTAATGTAGTTGTAGATTTATCTAGACATATAAATAAACTACAAAACTACGAAGATATATCTGCTGATTTAAGTGATGAAGAAGAAAGCAAGATAGTACAGTATGTCAAAGCTATGGTTGACATGTCTCATGACAAAATCAAAAATAGGTATGATCACTGGAGAGAAGCTGACATGGCACACGATGTTTATGTCAAACCTTCATCAACAAAGTTTAGAGAAAAAGCAGTTATAGCAGATACTCGTGCAGTAGCTGACACAGTTACGACATATTTGATGTCAGCATTAGCTGGTCGTAATCCAATGTTTATGTTGGAAGGATTAAATCGTAAGTCAAGAAAAGTAGCTGCAGTATTAGAAAGAGTTTTACATCAACACATGAGACGTACAGCAGGTGAAGCAAGAATGGCACAAATGCTTTTGGACTCTGTACGATATGGTTTTGCACCAACAAAAATAGTTTGGGATAGTAAATACAATCAATCAAAAATAGTTAACTTCGATCCAAGACGTGTATTTCCAGATCCTCGTGTACAATGGGGTGATTGGGAAAACATGCAATATGTAGTATGTTCAGACTTCCAGTCATACAATGCGTTGGTACAATCTGGATTATATCCTAAATTAAAAATGTTTCCTGGACTACGAACTATATCACCAATGAAAAATTCTTGGAATGCACATAGATTCCAACAAGAAAAAGGTAGAGGTTTATCTATAGATCCAGCAGAGTCATTACAAAAAAACAATGCAACACAAGGAGCATTCTTCACATTAGGAGATGCAAGAATGGTAGATGAAGCATGGATAAAATTATCTGGTGCAGAAATAAATATACCATCAATAGAAACTATATATTTAGTTGTTGCTATACTTGATGAACAAGTATGTATAAGATTTCAACTTAACCCTTATGGTCAACAGTTACCATTTGCTTTTGGTGGATTGTTTCAAGATTCACATAAAACTTATGGACAAAGCCTGTACGATATATTGTTACCCCTACATGATATCGCTACGTGGTTGTTAAGATCACGTATCGATAACGTACAGGCAGCACTAAACAATTTAATATTTGTTGATCCTACACAAGTATCAGTTCCTGATTTAGTAGATAGAAATCCTTATGGTATTGTGCGTACATTACCTGGTACAAAACCAGGCGATGGTGTTTTCATAGCACAAGTACCAGATGTTACTAGAGGTCATTGGAATGATATTGGTCAACTAGGTGAACTAAAACAAAGACTGTCTGCTGCATCAGATGCACAACAAGGTATGCCTACTGGTGAAGTTAGAACAGCTACAGAGATTGCTCGCCTAACACAGTTAGGCTCACAACGATTAGGTGGATTAGCTCGTATAATGTCAGCAACCACAGTACGACCAATGGTACGTATGATGATTGCAAATATACAAGATGCTTTAGCTTATGATGGTTCTATAAAAATGGACCCATATAATATGCCTACACAATTAGCTGATATGGTGGACGATGGATACATAGATTTCAGTGTACAAGATTTACAAGGTGATATTGATTATTTAGTTATTGATGGTTCATTACCTATTGAACCAACAAGAAATGCTGAGACATGGATGAACATGTTAAAAGTTATGGGAGAGACTGGATTAAATATGGAATATAATACAGCAAAAATTGCTGAAGAGGCAATACGTGCAATGGGTATATCTGATTTAGATCAATTCAGAATATCTAAAGAACAACAAGCACAAGGTCCATCACCATCACAACAAATGTCTTTGATGGAAAAGATGCGTGGTGCTTCTGTACAACCAAATGAAGATGTACAACGTGAAGTTGAAGCTGGTAATCTAATACCATTAACACAACAAATGGGAGGAAGATAATGGCTAAGACAGTTGCTAATCCAGAAGTATTAGAAAAAAATGTAGATCCTAAAACAAGAGAATATATAAAATCTATGCACACTAAAACTGTAGAAGATAATACAAAAAAGATTTTAGAATTAACAGCAGAGGTTGCTGCATTACATAACAAGTTAGAAGATCTAAAAGAAACAATACCAGTTATATTTAAAGGTTTAGTTGAGCAACCACTTAGTGATTTTAAAAAGAAAGTTACAAAAGGTGACGTAGTAAGATTTATGAAAAAAATGGGATGGAGTGAATAATGGCTGAAACGCAACCACGTGGTGAACAGTTAAGATTTCTGTCTACAAAGACAGGTACACATAATTTAGATACTTATTTAGAAAATGCAGAAAGAGGATCAAGAACAATTGGTGATATGCTTGGTGATATTTTTGATTCATCAGGTGCATTTGATTCAACAAATTTTACTTTTCGTTATAATAGTTCTACGAAAAGTATAGAAGTAAGAGTAGGAGACTCTTCAGCATCATTCATAAATGTTACTCCTTTTTTTAATATAAGAGGAACCTACTCTTCTTCATCAACAACATATAAAAATTTTGATTTAGTAACTAGATCAAATGGTGATGTATATATTGTTCAAGGTTTATCATCTAACACAGCAACTACTACATTCGCAGATGATGCTGCTGTAGATTCTTCATCTAATACTACTAAACTTGTAGACGTATCTGGTGCTGCAACACAGGCATCCAATGCTGCTTCGTCAGCGACTGCTGCCGCTAACTCAGCTACAGCTGCAGCTAGCTCTGCAACCACAGCGTCTACTCAAGCAACAAATTCAGCCAGCTCCGCAACGACAGCGTCTGGTCACGCAACAACCGCAACGACAAAAGCTTCTGAAGCTAGCACGTCTGCATCTAATGCAGCGACTTCAGCTTCTACTGCTTCTACTCAAGCTACTAACGCTGCAAGTTCTGCAACTTCTGCAGCAAGTTCATTATCAACATTTCAAGGTCAATATCATGGTGCTGCATCATCAGATCCTAGCAGTGGTTTAGATACTGGTGATTTATATTTTAATACTTCATCAGGATTAAAAGTTTACAATGGATCTGCGTGGGAAGACGTAAAGCCAACGTCTTCTGAACAAACAGCAATCAATGCTGTAAATTCAAATTCAGCAAACATAAATACAGTTGCTGGTCAAAATAGTAACATAACAACTCTAGCAGGTATTTCTAGTGATATAACAAGCGTAGCAAATATATCTAGTGATGTAGCTGCGGTAGAAAACAAATTAACAGAAATACAAGCAGTAGCTAGTGACTTAGCAGAATCATCAAGTGAAATAGATACAGTGGCTAATGCTATAACAAATGTAGATGCAGTTGGTAATGCAATAGCAAATGTAAATAATGTTGGTAACTCAATAGCTAATGTAAATACAGTTGGTACAAATATTGCTGGAGTAAACAGCTTTGCTGAAAGATATCGTATTGCTTCATCAGCTCCGTCTTCTAGTTTAGATGTTGGTGATTTATATTTTGATACCAGTGCTAACGAATTAAAAGTTTATAAGTCTTCTGGTTGGGCTGCTGCTGGATCAACAGTTAATGGTACAGCAGCTAGATTTCAATACACGTCTCCTGCACCAAACGGAGCAACAACTTTTTCTGGTAATGATGATAATGGAGTATCACTAGCTTATGATGCAGGTTTCATCGATGTCTATCGAAATGGTGTCAAACAAGTAAATGGTGTTGATGTAACTGTTACTTCTGGCACATCTCTTGTTTTTGCACAAACTGTGCCTGTAGGTGATATTATAGATATTGTTGCTTATGGTACATTTAATCTAGCGTCTTTTGCTGGTTCTGCAATAACATCAGGCACAGTAAATATAGCAAGATTACCAATCATACCAAACACTCAACTAGCCAATCAGGGTATAACAATAAATGGTTCATTAGTTCAACTAGGTCAATCAACAACCATAGCAGATAATAGCGTGGTAATGGCAATTGCTCTTGGTTAGGGACGACCAAATATAAGGAGAAATGTAAGACAAAAGCATGGCAAATAATTTTTCACAAGCAGACGCTACACTAGCAAATAACAACTTGACTACTGTTGTCTCAACAACATCAAACAAACAAATCATTATTGGTTTACTTATTTCTAATACAGGTACAACTTCTATAAATGTAGATGCTGTATTAAATGATGGATCTAACGATAGATACATTATTAAAAATGCACCTGTACCAACTGGATCTTCACTTGAATGTGTTTCAGGGAAGATTGTTATTCCTAGTGGTGGATCAGTAAAAGTAAAGAAAGATAGTGGAACGGCAGACGTAATTGTATCACTATTAACAGACGTATCATAATATGCCTTATTTAGGTTCACCTCCTAAAAGTGGCTTTATTAGTAATGCCAAAGATAGATACACAGGTATAACAACTGCTTACGTAGATTTAAGTCAAAGTATAGCTTCATTGGCAGATGTCATCGTATGGGTAAACTTTGTCAAACAAGATAGTACAAATCTTACTCTTACATCTTCTACACGTATAACTCTTGGAGCAACTTTAGTTTCCAGTGATATTGTTGAAGTAGCATATTTAGGAAAAGCAGTAGCTACACAAACACCTGGAACAGGTGCGGTTACTAACGATATGTTAGCTGGTAGTATTGCAAATTCTAAACTCGCTAACTCTAACATAACATTAAATGGCTCGGCAGTTTCTTTAGGTGGTAGTGCTACTATTTCTAGTGCTGATAATACTCCTAGTTTTAAAGCCACTTGTAGCAGTGGAACAACTGTTGGACATGATACAAATGCACAAATAGCTTTTCAAACTGAAGTATGGGATACAGATAACGCTTTTGATAATTCAACTCATTATCGTTTTACAGTTCCTAGTGGAGAAGCTGGTAAGTATTTCTTTGGAGCATCTTTAGAATTAAACATGACTTCAGCAGTAGGCAGTGTAAGAACTCAAATTTGGAAAAATGGCACTACATTTGTTCGTAATAATGATGGAGGAAATTCCTATTATCATAACGTAGCTACTTATGGTGTTGTTGATATGGCAGTTGGAGATTATGTCGAAGTAAGATGCTATCAAAATAGTGGTGGAATTAAAACAACTCAAACAGGAACAGCTGATAACTATTTCTTTGGTTACAAATTGGCAGGAGTATAATTATGGAAAATTTACCTTTTAAAGTTATTGCTTATTTAGACAGAACTCCAGACTTTGATAAAGAAGTTGTATTAATGAGTGATGTAGTAGATGGAGTAAGTAAATCATATATCGGT